CCCGCCGTCCCGGCGGGCAAACGGGCTCCGCCCGTTTCGGCGGCGCTCCGCGCCGCCGGGCCTGCGGCCCGCCCCCTCGCAAACTCCCCCCTCAAGCCGCCCTATCCCCACCCATTTCCTCCCAACTCTCCCCTCCCCGTCGCCTTCCACGATCTCCCTCCTTTTGCCATTTTCTATGTCAAAAATCCCCCTAATTGTAAACTTTTTGTTAAAAAATGTTGCTTTTTAACCTTTCAGATGCAAAAAACCTCCGTTTTGGCCGTATTAGTGAAAGGAGTTGTTTCAATATGCAAGAATTTCCAACCTATCTGAACGCCCACCAAAAGCTGTTTTGCCACTGGTTCGCCCTCACCGGCGATGCCCGGCTGGCCGCCGAACGAAGCTTTCGGTCCCCCGCCCGCCGCGAGGATGCCCTGACCCTTCTGGAATCCCCCGTCGCCAAATCCTATCTGGCTGCGGTGGAGGACGCCATGGGACACAGCCACCCCCTCACCGCCGCCGAGGACGGCTACCGGAAGCTGGCCTTCGGCCCCGTCACCGATGCCGTCAAATTGATGTTCCCCGCCGAGGGGGAGCCCCCCGACCCCGCCCGGATGGATCTTTACAACATTGCGAAGATCAGCCAGGCGAAGGGCGGACTGGAGATCACCTTTTTTGACCGGCTGGAGGCGCTGGACCGGCTGGCTGCCCGCCAAAAGGAAGCGGCCGCCACGCAGGATGCCATCGGCTTTCTGGAGGCTGTGGCCGCCGGGGCCGCCGATGAGGAGGACGGATAATGCAGCTTTCCCGGTTCAGTAAAAAGCAGCTGCGGGTGCTGGGCTGGTGGCTGCCCCGTTCCCCGGACTGCCGCAGGGACGCCATCCTTTGCGATGGGGCCGTCCGCAGCGGGAAAACGCTGTGCCTCTCCCTTTCCTTCGTGATGTGGGCGACCCACTGTTTTTCCGGCATGAATTTTGCCCTGTGCGGCAAAACCGTTCTTTCGCTGCGGCGCAATCTTTTGGAACCGCTGCTGCCCGTTTTGCAGGAGATGGGCTACCGGTGCCGATTTACGGCGGGACAGCGGCAGCTTACCGTGGCGCTGGGCGGCCGGGAAAACCGGTTCTATCTGTTCGGCGGGCGGGATGAGGGAAGCTCCTCCCTCATTCAGGGCGTCACCCTGGCCGGCGTCCTGTTGGATGAAGCGGCGCTGATGCCGCGTTCCTTTGTGGAGCAGGCCCTGGCCCGCTGCTCGGTGGCGGGGTCACGGTACTGGTTCTGCTGCAATCCGGAACACCCCTTTCACTGGTTCTACCGGGAGTGGATCGAAAAGGCGGAGGAGAAAAACTGCCTGTACCTCCACTTCACCATGCGGGATAACCCTTCCCTGACGCCGGAGATCCGGCAGCGGTACGAGGGGCTGTATTCCGGCTCCTTCTACCGTCGGTTCGTCCTGGGAGAATGGTGTGCCCCCAGCGGGGCGGTGTACCCCATGTTTTCCGCCGAACGGCACGTAGCAAAGGAGCTGCCGCCGGGCCTGACCGACTGGTATTTAAGCTGCGATTACGGCACCGTCAACCCCTGCTCCATCGGGCTGTGGGGCTACTGCCCCGCCGAAGGGGTCTGGTACCGGGCAGCGGAATACTACCACGACTCCCGGCGGGAGGGGGTGCAGAAAACCGATGAGGAATACTATGCGGCGCTCTGCCGGCTGGCCGGGGACAGGCCCATTCGCGGCATCACCGTGGACCCCTCCGCCGCCAGCTTTATGGAATGCATCCGCCGCCACGGCGTCTACCCCGTCATCCCCGCCAAAAATGACGTGCTGGACGGCATCCGCCGGGTCAGCGACCTGCTGCAAAGCGGCCGGCTGCGGTTTTCCGCCTCCTGCCGGGATACCCTTCGGGAATTTTCCCAGTACTGCTGGGAGGAAAACGCCCCGGAGGACCGCCCCCGCAAGGAGTTCGACCACGCCATGGATGAGATCCGGTACTTTGTATCTACCGTCTTATCCGGCCACCCTGCAAACCGCCCCGCCTTCCATGCGGCTGCCCTTCCCCGGCAGCCCTCTGCGAAGTAAAACCCCCAAGGGGAGCCCTCCGGCTGATGGGCCCGGGCCTGCGGCAGGCCGGCCTCCGGCCCGCAGGGCAGCCCGCCTCCGGCGGGCTCGGCGGCTCCGCCGCCGGTTTCGGCGAAGCCGAAACGCCCTGCGGGCCGGACAAAGCCGGCTGCTGCGGCCCTGCCCGCTGCGCCGGACAAGGGGAACGCCCCCTCCGCCTCCCCCGGCGGGACGGGCCGACCCCCGAACACACACATTCCGAAAGGAGGAAACCGAACATTGGGTATATTCGATCCCAAAAACAAAAAAGCGGGCCGGGCGGCGGTGCAAACGGCGCCCCAGCCCCGGCAGGAATGCTGGCAGCCCCGGCGTTTTTTGCCGGCGGAGGCCCCCCTGTACCTCGCCCTGCGGCAAAGCGTCCCGCTTATCGATGCGGCGCTGCAAAAAATCGTGCGGCTGACGGTGGATTTCACCCTTGCCGCCGAAGACCCACGGGCACAGGAGGCCCTGAACCGCTTTGCGGCGGAGGTGCCGGTCGGCGCCAGCAGCGTGGGGCTCACCGCCTTTGCCGGGCAGTATCTTGACAGCCTGCTGTGCTACGGCAACGCCGTAGGCGAGGTGGTGCTCACCCGGGACTGCGAGGGCATCGCGGGGCTTTACCTGCCGCCGCTTTCCCACCTCACCTTTTTGCAGGGGGAAAGCCCCCTCGATGCCGTCATCTGCACGGGGGAGGGCAAAAACCGCCGCCCCCTGCCTTGCCCGGAGCTGGTGCATTTTACGGCGCTGCACCCCGCCCCCGGCGAGATCACCGGACAATCCCTGCTATCGGGGCTGCCGGCCATTTCACGGGTGCTGCTGCAAATCTATTCCGCCATCGGCAAAAACTTTGAGCGGATGGGCAACCTGCGCTATGCCGTGACCTACCATCCCGCCCCCGGCGACCAGACCGATGCCGCCGCGGTGGCCGGAGAGATCAGCCGGGAATGGAGCGCCGCCATGCAGGCTGCCGCCGATGGAGAGATCCGGGACTTTGTGGCGGTGGGCGATGTGGATATCAAGGTCATCGGGGCGGATAACCAGTTTATCGCCACCGAGGTCCCCGTCCGCCAGCTGTTGGAGCAGATCGTTGCAAAGCTGGGGCTGCCGCCCTTCTGGCTGGGGCTTTCCTGGAGCAGCACCGAACGGATGAGCAGCCAGCAGAGCGATCTGCTGACCGGCGAGCTGGAATTCTACCGCCGCCTGCTTACCCCCGTCCTGACCAAAATAGCCGGACTGTTCCTGCGGACGCAGGGCTGTTCCCCGGCCGTTACCGTCAACTGGCTGCCCATCAGCCTGCAGGATGAAACCGAGGAGGCCACCGCCCGTCTGACCCGGGCAAGGGCCGAAGAACTGGAACGCAAGCTGGCCGCTGCGGCCGGCAAGGAGGTGAAAGAATGAACGAGGAAAAAAATCCCGCAGTGAGCGAAAAGGAGCTGGAGGCCATCGGCCGCTTCAGCCGCCGCAAACTCACCGCAGAGGAGGTCTATACCTTCCCGGTGGTGCTGTGCGATAACGACCTGGACCGGGATAACGAATGCTTTACCGATGCGGCGCTGGAAAAGCTGGCGGTGCTGTTCTGCGGAAAGACCGGCATTTTTGACCACGACCCCCGCGGAGAAAAGCAGACTGCCCGCATCTACCGCTGTGCGGTGGAGGCCGAGGACGGCCGGCTGAACCACCGCGGCGAGCCCTACAAAGCCCTGAAGGGCTGGGCCTACATGGTGCGCACCGCCGCCAATGCCGATCTCATCCTGGAGATAGAGGGCGGCATAAAGAAGGAGGTGAGCGTGGGCTGCGCCGTCGGGAAACGGGTCTGTTCCGTTTGCGGGGCGGACCGTACCGAGGAGGGCTGCGGCCACCTGGCCGGGAAACGCTACGGCGGGGCGCTGTGCTATACCCTGCTGGAGGACCCCACCGACGCCTACGAATGGAGCTTTGTGGCGGTGCCCGCCCAGCCCGCTGCCGGGGTGACCAAAAGCCGTTCCCCCAAAAGGGCGCTGTACCTGACCCCGGAACGGGCGATTGCCGAAATGCAGCGGGGCGAGCTGCACCTGGATGCGGCGGCGGCCTACGGGCTGCGAAAGCACATCGAGCTGCTGGAAAAGCACAGTGAGGAGGCCGGGCGCTACCGGGAAACGCTGTGTGAAGCGATCCGCCGCAGGACGATGCTGGCCCAGCCCGAAATGACCCCCGCCCTGCTGGAAAAGAGCATGGCCGCCCTTTCCGTCCCGGAGCTGGAAACGCTGGCCGCCCTGATGAAAAAGCAGGCCGCCCGGCGCTTTGCACCGGTGGTGCAGACCGCCCCGGCAAAGGAAACCGAGACCGATAACCGCGCCTTTTGCATCTGAACAGGATGAAAAGCCGGCAGCCCTTTGACCGAGGGCAAACCCCAAGCCCCGTGCTTTGCATCCGGCAGGATGAAGGCGGGGCGAGGAAAACCGAGCCTTATGCTTTGCATCCGGTAGGATGAAGGCGGGGCGAGGAAAACCGAGCCTTATGCTTTGCATCCGGCAGGATGAAGGCGGGGCGAGGAAAACCGAACCCTATGCTTTGCATCCGGCAGGATGAAAGCGGGGCGAGGAGAAAACATTAAAACCGTGCGATTAGCACCTTGAAACAAGAAACGGAGAGAAAACATGAACCAGAATTACAAAGAAATGAACATTCACAAGTCCCTGTACCGCGGCGGCAGCGAGAGCTTTGCCGAGCGGCTGGAGAAGCTGGACCCCACCGAAAACTACCGCGGCACCGAGCTGGGCTCTCTGGATGCCTTCCAGCGCCAGCTCAAGCGCTTTGATATCCAGGTGGGCGGCAGCCACTCCAGCACCATCGAAAAGTTCTTCCAGAACGGCCAGAGCGCCGTGCTGTTCCCCGAATACCTGATGCGTGCCGTCCGCCAGGGAATGGAGGAAAATGACCCACTTTCTTCCATCGTGGCGGCCCGTACCCACATTTCCGCCGTGGACTACCGCGGCATGACCAGCGATGACAGCATGGAGGCGGATGTAAGAAGCGAGGGCGTCGAGCTGCCCGCCACCACCCTTTCCCTGAAGGACAAGGCCACCACCCTGAATAAGCGCGGCAGACTGCTGCGTGCCTCCTATGAGGCCCTGAAGTACCAGCGCCTTGACCTGTTTACCGTGGCGATGCGCCGCATCGGCTCCGAGATTGCCCGCTGCCAGATGAGAGACGCCGTTTCGGTCCTCGTCCACGGTGACGGCTCCACCGGCAGCGCGCCGAAGAAGCTGACCACCGCCGGTACCACCCTTGCCTACAGCGATCTCATCACCCTGTGGAGCAGCTTTACCGCCTACCAGATGAACACCCTGCTGGTAAATCCCAAGACCGCTGCCGCCATTCTGGGGCTGCCCGCCTTCGCCGATCCCACCACCGGGCTGCACTTCCAGAATACCGGCAAGCTGGGCTCTCCCCTCGGCGCCGAAATGATCGTCTGTGATGAGGTGGCCGACGGCACCATCATTGCGCTGGACCGCCGCTATGCCCTGGAAATGGTGGTGGGCGATCCCGTTACCGTTGACTTTGACCGACTGATCGATTGCCAGCTGGAGCGTGCCGCCGTTTCCTCCACCGCGGGCTTCTCGATGATCTTCCCCGATGCGGTGAAGGTGATGACCCTGAAAACTGCCTGATGCGGCAAAAAGGAGGCAGAACGATGGATATCGATAAGATCCTGCAAAAATTCGGGGTGTTCTCGGGGCTTTCCGGGGATGCACTGACCGCCTGCCTGCCCTACTGCCAGGACGCCATGGCCGAGCTGACCGCCAAAAACCGGTCGGCCGGCCCTGCGGCGGAGCCGATCGGCTCCGCTGCGGCGGCGCTGGCCTACTACCGGTGGTGTCTGGCCGAAATGAGCGGCAGCAGCCTGCCCCACATCGGGGCGGCGGCCCTGGTGAACCGCCATACGCTGGCCGCCGCCAAGGCGCTGTGTGAGGAATATCTGGCGGCAGCCGCCGAATACATCGCAAGCGGGAAATTTACCTTCAGGCAGGTGAGGTCATGACGGTGAGCAGCTTATTCGACCTGCGGGGACAGCTGGCGGCCTATCTGGCGCCGCATCTGCTGGGGTGTGAGATCCTATACAGTATGCCGACGGTGCGGCGGCCGCTGGCGCCCGGTGTGACCACGCTGGTCATCAGCGACCACAGCGTGAAGCGCAGCGAGACCGCCCTACCCGGCAGCGCCCCCCTGCTGCTGGAGGTGGGACTGCGGCTGACGGTGCTGCATCGGGAGAGCATGGAGGCGGCGGAGCTGCTTTCCGAGCAGCTTTCGGCACTGACGGCAAGAGGGGATTTCCCCTGCGGGGTGGCCGGGCTGACCTGGGCCGAGACCGGCTTTTTGCGGGGGTGCGGGGCCTTTGGCAGGCGGGGCCTGCTGACGGTGTACTGCACGCTGGCCGAGACCCCCAAAGAGGAGGATGAGGCATGAACCAGGTCATTCATTCTCTCGGAGGCATTACCATTGAGGCGGGCGGGGCGGTACTGGCCCACGCCGCCGGGTATGAGGTGAAATCCGGCCGGGCGATGACGGCGGTACGCCCCTACGGCAGCACCGAGCCGCTGGCATTTCTGCCGGGGACGGTGACGCATATTTTGCAGCTGGAGCAGATCAAGTGGGAGCAGCCGGCGGATTTTTATACAATGAGTAATTTCAGCGTAAAAATTACACGAAACGGGCAGACGGTACAGTACACCGGCTGCGAATGGACCGCTGTAGAGGAGGCGACCCGCCGGCCGCTGATCTGGCAGCGGGCAACGCTGACGGCCCGCACCCGGACCGAGACGGCAACGGAAGCCGGGACAGGTGCAGGGTAAGGGCCCGGCGGCGCCGGGCGGCCGCAGGCCGCCACCGCCGTCAGGCGGGAGGCCGCCGAAGGCGGCCGGCGCCGCCGGGAACGGGCCGAGGAGAGAAAGCCCCGGGAAGGAGGAGCAACTATGAAGCAGGAGACAAGGACGGTGGCTGCGGCTGTGCGGGTGCCGGAGGGGAAGCCCTCTCTGCGGCGGGAAAAAGCGCCGGAAATAGCCGAAAGCGGGACGGTGACCGAGGTGGTATTGCAGGATGCGGCCACGCTGGAGACCGAGCTTTCGGCGCTGCAGCGCAGAAAGCTGCGGCTGGCCCCGGAGATGGACCGCTGCGGCGAGCCGCTGTATTGAGAGAGGAGCAGACGCATGAAAATAATGAGCTATAAGACCTTTACCTTTCCGCACAACCCGGAGAGGATCACGGTGACGACCGAGACCCGCATTGCCACCGCCCACTGCCCGGAATACGGGCCGATCCATCAGAACCTGGGGATCGCAAAGCGGGTCATCAAGGCGGAGGGGGTATTTTACGGGACGGACGCCAAGACCCAATATGCCGCCCTGGAGGCGCTGATGTGGCAGCCCACGGCCGGGCAGCTGTACATTCCCGGCATGGGGACGGTCATCGCCTTTCCCGCCGGTCTTTCCTACATTGGTGAGGGGGACGGCACCGTGCTGCGCTACACGGCGGTCTTTACCGAACAGATCGCGGCAACCGACCGGGAGGGGACCCGCTATGCGGATTGAACCGGGGCAGCACCGTGAGAAAAGGGCCGGCGGCGTGCTATTTGAACCGATGGGGCGGGAAAAGGCCCCCGGCGGGGCCGCCCGGAAAGACAGGCCGGGGAAGCGGAGCGTTTGCCCGGCGGAGGATGAAAAAGGAGGGGGATTATGTCGATAGAAATGCTGGGCATGACGCTGGATAAGCAGACCATTTCACTAAAGGAACCGAGCACGATGATTATCACGCGGAGCTGGGATTCCCCGGCGTGGCAGCTGGATATTACCTTCCCGCATGAGGGGCCGCTGGACGATCTGAACCGCATCCAGGTAAAGCACGACAGCGAGGGGCTGTTTGCCGGGATGTGCGATGAGATCGTGCGGTCGGTGGACGGGAACGGGGCGTATGTGAGCATAAGCGCCCGGACGCCCGGTGCGCTGCTGTGCGATAATGAGGCGCTGCCCAAGACCTACACCGATTTGACGGCGCAGGCATTTTTTAATACCGAGATAAAGCCGCTGGGATTTAACGCACTGACGCTGCCCAACACCACCGCCAGCGCTGCGACCTTCCAACTGGGCAAGGGACATTCGGTGTGGGAGGCATTTTGTATTTTGTGCTTCCGGCTGTATGGCAGAGAGCCGTATATCAACGCCAACAATGATATCGTGGTGGAGGCGCTTTCCCCGGACAACCCGGTGCGGGTAAGCAACGATGTGAACGACACCGGGGCGCTGCGGTACTGCTCGCTGGAATATATCACACGGCGCAGCAGCCCCCTTTCCACCATTGTTTACCGGGATGTGGGCGGCGCCTATTCGCAGCTGTACGAAAACCCCTTCGGCAACAGCCAGCAGGTGCGGCGCAACCGGTATATCATCCCGGCCGGGGAATATACCGGGCGGCCGGCGCTGGACGCCTACCGCCGGGTGATGAAGGGGCAGCTGGGGCTGCACAGTATGCGGGTGACGCTGACCGGGCTGCACAACATCAAGCCGGGGTGGCCGGTGTATGTGGAGGCGGCCTGCGGGAACCGGCTGATGGCGGCCTATCAGGTGAAGATCATTTACACCGAAAGCGGGTGCCTGACCCGGCTGGTGCTGGCGGACCCGACCTATATGTAACGGTCGGGGGGAGGTTTGTGGGGAATTATTTGGGGGGAGAGCAGAGGGGCGCAGCCCCTTTCGGCGGAGCCGAAAGCCACGAGCGGAGCTCGTGGAGCCCGCCCGGAGGGCGGGCGGGCTGCGCCCGGTTCGGGCGGCTTTTGCCGGGCGGCGGAGGGAGGATGGCAGGAGGTGGGACGGGAGGGAGGGCTTGCGGGAAGGGCAAGGCGGCGGGGGGAGGACGGCCGCCCGGAGGGCGGGCAAGCGGCCCGAAGGGCCGCTTCGGCGGCGCGGAGCGCCGCCGGGCCTGCGGCCTTATCCTGCGGGCTGTGCAGGTTACAAAATGTAATAATTATGCCGGGTTGGATTTTGCTGGGGGTTTTGGCGGGGCGGTGGAAAAGGGCAAGTATGGCAGAAATGGCTGAAAAACACCGGTATTTTCGGCGGATGTGCGGAAGCTGCGCCCCGAAACGGGCGAAATCCGGCAAGGTGCATAAAATTACAAATTGGTTACAATCTCCATCTTGCGGTGGGACGGCTGCGGCCGTTACAATGGCGACAGAAGCCGGGCGGGGCGTGTGGAGCGCACTGCCGGGAGCTTCACAAGCCAAAAGATTTTACCCCAAAGGAGAATGTACCATGAAAAAAGCATTTGCACTGGCACTGGCTGTGCTGATGGTTTGCACCGTGGCGTTTGCGGTTTCCACCGGGAACCAGGCCGGCTACCCCGGCGGTACCTCGGCGGCCGATAACACCTACATGCAGTCCGTCATCCCCGGTCAGTCCATCGTTTTCACCCAGGAGGAGCTGGGCCTGACCGCCCAGAACTGGGGCAAGACCAACGGGAACTTTGACCCCAAAAAGAACTTCGTCAGCCTGACCATCCCCACCGGCAGCGATCTGATCGTGAGCCAGGGCTGGGTGCAGACCGACGAGACCACCTACAAATACGTGGTGAACACCAAGCCTAATGACACCGCCGTACTGGATAACAACGCCGATATCATCATCACCGGCGTGAAGGTGACCGTTTACGGGGTTTCCACCCCGGCGCTGAACGTGAACTATGTGAAGGAAGTGAACGGCGTGACCAACTACGCCTATGTTTCCAGCTTTGATGAGCTGGCGAACTTTTCCGCCAAGGAGCCGGGTGAGAACTTCTGCCCCATGAACGCCAAGAGCGAGGATCACATTCTGGCCATGTGCTTTGATTACGGCCGCAAGGCCGATGAGACCGATGCGGTATTTGCCGCAGGCGGGCTGAACGTCACCAACATGGACAAGACCGGCAAGATCCTTTACACCGTAAAGGCGGCCACCGTGGACGGCCAGTACATCACTGCCGGCAGCTGGAACCAGTCGGTTGCCGAGAATAACGGCGGCAAGGTCAATGTTTCGGTTCCGCTGAAGGCCGGCGACAAGATCTACTTCGGCACCGTAAACTACACCACCCTTTCCCCCGCCGCCCAGAAGGCGCTGAACGACAATCTGACCCGTGCCGGTGCGACCATCAAGGCCTCCTACGGCTACGGCGCCGAGCAGGTCATCATCAACCGCCCGGCGGAGCTGACCGTGGACGGCATGGCCAAGGGCTACTGCGCCTACATGGTACGTCAGGACGGCACGCTGGCCAACCTGAACGCCAAGTTTGACGATAACAGCGGTCTTTTGAGCTTCGGCGGCACCCTGACCGGTCCCGTTATTGTGACCGATAAGGCGCTGACTGCGACCGCCGTAAGTGCCGGCGGCAACGGCACCACCTCCGGCTCCGGCTCCGGTTCCGGCTCCACCCAGAACCCTGCGACCGGCGCTGCCGACTTCATCGGTGTGGCGGCTGCACTGCTGGTCATCACCGGCGTTTCCGCTGCTGCCATCTCCCTGAAGAAGGACTGATTGCCTCCCCTGCCCGTCTCCACCGGGCACCATAGTGCGAGTACGCCCCCGGCCCGGATGGGTCGGGGGTTTGGCGGGTTTATGGGGGTGGGATGATATGGTCTGCGGGTGGGGGCGGATTGAAGGGCGCGGGACTGCGATTTGTCGAGGAAGTATCCCGCCGATAGGTGAGAAGAAACCATGTCACGTCCATCTGCCGGAAGGCAAAACCCCGCCGGGGGGCGGGGTTTTGGGTGGGCTATTTTACGATGGTGATTCGGGCGTCGGGGGTGCCGGGGTTTTGCTGGACGGCGGTGAAGAACAGCGTTTGATACACCAGCTGATCGGGGGTGCGGCTGTCGTAGCGCGTTGCAATGCGGAACCGCGGGACCTGATTGAACTGTGTGACGGCGAGGTAATCCGACAGGGTGAATACGCCGAACAGCAGCAGGGCGGCGGCGAGGATAATGCCGATGCGGGTGGTGCATTTTGCGGCAAGCGGACGGATGATGAGATACAGGCCGGCCAGCATCACGAGGCTGCCGAAGGTGGCGTAGATGCCGCCCCAACTGCTTTCGCCGGGGAAGACGGACAGGGCGGAGATGATGATGAACAACCCGAAGACGGACAGCAGGATGCCGATGACCCTGCGGATCCCGGTTTTCGCGGTGATCTGACTGTATTCCGCCATGGCGACGGCGGTTTCTTTGATTTTTTGATCCATATTCTCGCTTTTCCTTTCTCCTTTGATGATTTCCGGGATGCTGACCCCGTAGAACTCGGCCAGCTCGACCAGCATCCCGAGATCGGGCATATTGCTGCCGGTTTCCCAGCGGGAGACCGTCCGGCCGGACACCCCCAGCTGCTCGGCGAGCTGCTCCTGTGTGAGCGCCTTCCCCCGACGGAGGGCTTTGAGAAACGCGCCGATTTTGATTTGATCCATGTGGGCGGCCTCCTTTCCTCTTTGAGTATAGCGCCGCACCTGCTGCGGGAACACGACACAAAGCGAGAAATGCCGTTTTTTTGCGGGGCGGGGCGGCCTCGGGTTCATTTTATCATGGCGGGGGGCGGGGCGCAAGGCG